CCTGTCGTTCAACAAAGGCCTCGAGAACGTGATCCTCAACGGAACGGGCTCTTCAAACCAGCCTTCTGGTATTTACACGGAGTTGGCTGCCCAGGCTTTGACCATCGGAGCAATCGACTACGCTGACTTGATCGCTTTCGAGAGCGCTTTGGCTAACGCTGATGCACTTTCTGGCAATCTCGCATACGTTACTCACCCCGCCGTTTTGGCTAAGCTGAAGCAGACCAAACTTGACGCCGGATCAGGCCGCTTCCTCGTTGAGGGCACCCTGTCTCCTGTCATGACTGCCAACGGATACAACATCCTCAGCACCACTCTGTCTCCTGTCAACACGACTCCAGCTCCGGATGAGTACGGCATGATCTTCGGCAACTGGAGCGACGTTCAGGTCGGCTTCTGGGGCGGCGCTACGTTGATGGTAGATCCATACACCAACATGAAGAGCAGCATCGTAGAGGTTTACCTCGAGCGCTTCATGGACGTGGCCGTTCTCCGCAACGCCTCTTTCGCACTGGCAACGGACATCACAATCTAAACTTGAGATGGTAGTCACGAGCGCATACACTCCAATCTCTGTCAACCTGACGGAGCTCAAATCTTTCTGCCGTGTGGACGGGAGCGCAGATGATGCGCTTCTGACCATGCTATACCAGGCAGCGGTGGAGGAGTTCAATGCGTACACGGGCTACATCTTAGGGACTGCAACTGTCACCGCGGACACTGTGGGGGTGGAGGTTTACCCTCTCCCCTACGGTCCAGCGGGTGTCATCACTTCGGTGACGGCTTATGATGAAGAGGGGACGGCCACCGTCCTGGCTCTGTACGATGACTACCAACGAATCAACGAGCAGCTCATCTTTGATGAGGTGGCTGACCGCCTCGTGATCGTGTACACCGCGGGAACCACCGCACCAGCGAAGGATATCATCCTCGCACTTTACCAGCGCGTTAAATTCGCCTACGATTACGGTGATGACCTCCCATACAACGGCACGCGCTTCTTTGACCGCTTAGCCTTCCGCTACCGCCAGAACTTCTCCTGATGCTTGATCTCCGAGTGACCTTGTACGAGCCCACCGTCACGGTGAACGCTTCGGGACAGGCCACCAAAGGGTGGTCCAGCGTTGGCACTTTTTATGCCGAGCGAGTGGTCAATGAAACCGCCGGGACGGAATCCATGCCATACGACCAGATGGTCAGTGCAGCCGTCTACATTTGGCGCCTTCGATACCCAAACACGGTGAAGCCGAACTGGAAGCTCGAATACAACTCCGAAGACTACGACATCTTGAGCGTTGTACCCGAAGGTCGGCGCCGCTTCATCATTGTGAAGACCAGGCTCCGCGACAATGGCACAAGGTAAAACCGTCTACATCAAGAGCGAGAGCGGCCGCGTCGAGAACTTCGACCAATTCCGGGCAAAGCTGCGAAATCTTTCCACACCCGATAAGATGCGATTTAAGGAGCTCAGAAGCCTTCTGATGAAGGAAGCTCAGCCCTTAGTCACAAAAGCCCGTCAGGAGGCCTATGCTGGCTCTCAGGAGCAAGCCAAAGCCGGGCAGAAGCAGCGCTCCAAGATGGGCGCCTCTTTCTACAACCTTTACTCCAGCATCCGAGCCTATCCAAACAAAGGCACCGAGAAGGTGTACGTTGTGGTGGGTCTTCGCGGATCCTACAAAAAGGGCGCATATTATGCCCCCTGGCAACTTTTTGGAGGTACTCAAAAGGGCTTCCAGGCAAAAGAGTTCATTGATAAAGCAGTGGATGCCACGGACGTACCCGCAAAAGCACAGAAAAGAATCGCTAAATTTGTAGCAAAGAGAATCAAAGAGAACCTCCGATGAACTACCTCCAGTATGTGTACGAAGCAGTGAACGCGGCATCCTCTGTGCCCGTGTACTCGTATGCCGCGCCTCAGGGCGTTGCGGAGGACTTCATCGTGTTCACGCTCAACGGCATCGACGTCACAGAGACCAAAGATGAGTACAAGGCCGAGCGTTTGAACGTGACTCTCTTTTTGCATTTTTCAGACAGTGATTTGGCACAAGCAGAGCTCACAGAGATCCGCCATCACCTCCAGCACTACCCGCGCGTCATCCCGTTGTACCGCCAGGAGGTCCTGGATGACTCTGGTGACATTGAGGGCGAAGACTGCGCAGCCGCCACCCTCGGCGTCGCGGCAGAGGTAACCTTCACCCAGGCATACATGGAGACCGCACAGATCTTCTACAACGAACAGGATGAGAGCCTGATTCTCTCGGCTGACTTCACTTTTTTAATCAATTACTGACATGGCAACAATTTCAGGAGGCGAAGTTCGCCTTTTCTTATCGGCTGACGGTGGAACCACCTACAAGGCCTTCGCTTCGGAGACGGAGTGCTCTTTTGAGATGAACGCAGAGACCCGCGAGGTCACTTCTAAGGACGTGGCGGTCTTCCGCTCATACGTTACCAGCGCTAAGACTTGGACCGTATCTGGTACCATGCTTTTCGGCGATGATGACGCAACCAACTGGAACCCTGACGAGTTGTACGCTAAGGTGGGTGACACGGTGAAAATCAAAATCACTCAAGTGGCCGCTGGCACATCTACGCCAGCCACTGGTGAGTCAAACATCATCGGAGACGCCATCCTCACGCAGCTTTCGGTTTCTGCACCGGACAAAGACAATGGATCCGTGAGCTTCTCGCTCAACGGCACCGGAGCCTTCACCGTAGGTACCAACTAAGACGTGAGCGACATGGGAAAAAAGTTCACGCTCGGAGCAGCTCTTCTTTTTGAAGAAGTAGCTGGCAAACCACTCGCAGAACTCAAGCAGTACGGTCTCGCCGACCTTTTGGCGATGCTTTACGCTCAAGAGTTCTGGGATGTACAAGATCGCCCATCTTTTGATGAGTTCAAAATGATGGCGGGCTCTTGGGACTTGTCCGAACTTTCCGAGAGGCTTAACGCCCCTTTTTCCCCGCCGGCGGCCCAGTAGACGTACTGGGTCAGCTGGTAGGGCGGCTCGGCCTGTCCAAAGCGGACGCACTGAGCCTGACCAGGGATGAACTCGAAGCAGTGCTTCGGCATGCTCTCGAGAAGGAGAAGGATCAGTGGAGACGTACCCGATGGCTGGCCACGGTCATCGTGAACATAGAAGGGAAGAGCGTGAAGAAGACGGTCCAAGAGACTGACCTCCTCCGCTTCGATGATGAAAAAAGAGAGAGCAGCCTCCGGGCACTTTTAAAGCAATATGAGCAATAACACGACGGCCAACGTAATTCTCGGCCTTGATGTCAACGAGTTCCGCCGTGGGATCACCCAGGTGGACTCCTCCATCAAGAAAATGAGCGGACAGTTCTCTGCCCTGGGCGGAGTAATTGGCGCGGCCTTCGTGGGCTCCAAGATCCAGGAATTCGCTCAGCAATCCATCGACCTGGCTCTCCAGGCCGAAGGCGTCGCGCGAGCTTTTGAGCGCATAGGCAACGAGGCCAACCTCCGCCTGATGCGCGCACAGGTCAAGGGAACGGTCAACGACCTGAACTTGATGCAACAAGCCGTAAAGGCTGAAAACCTGGGCATCCCGATCCAGAACTTCACCAAGTACCTCGGCTTTGCCAAGAAGCAAGCCCAGGAGATGGGCACCTCCGTCGACTACATGGTGGAATCCATCGTGAACGGTGTGGGACGCCAGAGCACCCTGATCCTGGACAACCTCGGCATCTCAGCCAGCGAGCTGAACCAGGAGCTCGAGAAGGGCGGCACCTTTGCCGATGCAGTGGGCCGAATCATCGACTCTTCGATGAAGGCAGCGGGAGATCAGGTGATGACCACAAAGGACCGCATCGACGCGCAGCGGGCGTCCATTGAGAACCTCCAGATGTCAATCGGAGAGAGCCTCCTCCCGGTCTACGAGGGGATGCTGAATTTTGTGGCCGAAGGCTTCAAGATCATCAACAACCTCATGAGCGACCACCTGACGCTCTGGGAGAAAATTGCCTACCTCGCGAGCTACGCCAACGTCACAGGCGGCGCAGCCATGCGCGTGTATCTGGACGGAGCTGCGGGAGCCAGGAAAGAACTCGAGAACATCACACTCGAAGCTCCCAAGATGGGAGAAGGCCTCAAGATGGCCACAGACAAAGCCGTTAACGGCCTGAAGGAATCCAACCGCGAGGCTGACAAGTTCATCGACCGACTGAGTACGATGCTATCACTCGCGCGCCAATACCAGCAAGAGGATTTTCAGTTCGTGGCGAAGGAAGAGGTCATGAACGCCTACGAACCTTTGGAGGGTGTCATCGAAGAGGTGGACATGCTCGAGGGCGAGATGGTTCCCTTGATTGAGCGGACCAGAGACTGGAGCAGAGAGCTGCAATTTGCCACCGCCGTGGGCCGAGAGTTCGGCAGC